TTAGCTATCTCATTAAAGAACATAAAACCACCATTTAATACACATATTAATACAATTGGTATTTTTTCTGATTTATGGCGGTTTAATATTTGAGTAGTGATATAATCTACTCTTGCATCAATGACTTCTTTTTCAAATAATACTCTCATGTAACTCTTTTATTGAATGTAATCCTGGGTAATGTTTGATTTTGCCTCCACTTGATAATATTACATGTGGGTAATAATCTATAGCAAATTCTGTTTCTAAATCAGCGTCTTCATTAATTTTAATTAATTTAAAATTTAATTTATCTGCTATTTCATTCACCATAGGCATTGCTACCTTACATCCACCGCACCAATCAGCATAAAATAATGTGACTGTGTCTTTGGTTTTAAGTGTTTCTGTTAATAATTGTTTATCCATATTTATTACTTTTAGAGCTATTATTTACTCTTTTAGTCCATTTTAAATTTTCAGGTTTAGTTGCTTCTTCAGGGGTTAATCCTTCTTTAAAACATATACTTCTAGGTTTAATATGATCTAATGTTGGGTAATTAATATGAGTAAAGTGTAAACTTAAATTATCTTTGATGTATTCTCCATCAATATAATCAAACCCATCCCAATTTTCAAGCATTTTTGACCTTATTTTTCTAGTTAAATAATCACATTTCTTTTTATATTGTTTCCAATCATGGTTAGTGATTATATTACCATTTTTCTTCCTAGTTTCTATACTTTTTTTCCAACTTTCTTCACTCCAACTCTCCCTCATTTTAGATGCCAACTTAATATTTTCATCCTTCATATTTTCTTTTCTCCATTCACCTTGACATAAGTTTGAACAAAAAACATCTTTATTATGTTTATGAGCGCTATTTGGAAAATATCTTACTTGATTTTTACAGTTAGAACATTCAGTATAAGTATATGTTTTACTATTAAATTTAATTTTACATTCTTTAGAACAAAATATTTTATTTGGTCCTTTAGATTTAAAATCTATTGAGCATTCTTTACATATTTGTTTATACATATTTTATTATAAATATATTAAAACATATTAAGATATACTCTTTATTTAGGATCAAACACCTCTCAACGTATCAAAGGCTATAATGTGCTCTCTACCTGTAAAATTATAACCATTGTCTCTACAAAAATCCATTACCATAGGATATACTCGAATTAATTCATCTCTTGTATCACCAGGAGGCATTAACCAAGTCTTACGTTTTGGAATATCCATTTCAACTCTAAATGCTTCAATCTCAGCCCATGCTTCAGGCATTTCGATAGGATTACAAACAGGTTTGAAATGATAATCATGATGGTACTCTAATGTTTTTCTTATTGTCTCTTTATCTAAACGATGTTTATTATGTTGGTCCACCATCTTTTGATCAGCAACTTTACCTTGCGGAGTAAGAGTCCCAATTGCAGGAACACTGTTACTGAACTTAGGGCTAAGAGATATAAGACCCAAAGGATAATCAGTCTCGATAAAATGAGAGCCCTCTGTTTCAATTGTAATAAATAAGCCACGTTGATTTGCAAAATGAGTTAATTCATTTACTAGGTCAGGATGCATTGTAGGTGAACCACCTGTTAGCATCATTTCTCTAATAAATGGGTTATTGTCATAAATAGCTATAATATCATTAAATGTATATTTTCCTTTCTCAGGATGAATACTTGTATACCATGAATCACACCATCCGCCATCTCCAAACCAACATCTATGAGTACAACCTGTGGTTCTAATAACTACTGTAGGCATTCCAGCTCTACTACCTTCAGATTGTACAGCTGTATATAACTCTACAATAGGTAATTTTTTATTATAATCTTCTATTCTACCTGGTTTCATATTTCTTCATATATTGAGCTGTTATTATCATTTTCAAAACATTCTACTTTAATGCATTTGCAACGACCAGCATCTGTTTTAGATAATACTTCATTAAAATATTCATACACTAAACGAGCACAACTTTCAGCACCCATTTTTTCAAGGAAATGCACTTTACAAATACCTTCCATTTGCATTTGTTCAAACAAATCACGATATGGATCATCAGCTTGAATTAATGTTGTATGATCCCACATATGGTTCATCCAATCCTTTAAGCCATTACCTTGAGGTGGAGTTTTAAATCCACCATAATCAACAATCCAATTCATATCATCTAATTGTTCATCAATGTTAGGCTCGTTAGATGCAAACCACACTTTAAATTTTAAAGCATAACCATGCAATAACTGGCAGTGTGAGTGAGCTGCTTTGTATTGTCTGATCGCTACTGAGTAGTTTTCAAATAATTTAGTTGATATATATCTTGTTTTAGTTCCCATAATTTAACCAGTCTATAATTTGATTATATGATTTCACTCCTACGAAACGTCTTAACTCTTGTCCATCTTCTACTAATATAACAGTAGGTACACTCTTAACTTTAGCTTCAGTTAGGATAGCAGGATCAACATAGTCAATATTTTGCTTACGAACAGGAATTTGTCTAGCAACTTCATCCATAGTAGGACCTAATGTTTGGCATGGGTTGCACCATGCGGCGTGGTAATACATAATTTCTTTCATATGATCTTAATATAATTATTATTTTTTAAATTTCCAAATAAATCCATAAGCACTTTTTTGTTTTCCCCTACAACATGCTCCAATTCCATCTCCATTTTTATTTAAAAAATTAGTTGCTTCAGTTTGGGATGTCCATTCTTTGATAAAATTACCTTTTAAATCAAATTGAAGTATTGGAGTATTAAGCCATGTACTTTTTCTGTTTTTTAAAAACCCTCGAGTTTGTTTGATTTTATGTTTATGGTCTTCAGTGAATGATTTTCCTTTTAACATCTTACTAATTTTTAAAGCTACTTTAGGAGTCATATAACTTTTTCTTCCTTTTAGTTTTTTACTTATTTCTGGTCTTTTTCTGTTTTTTAAAGGACTTGGTTTACCTTTTCTATTTTTACTCATCTTTTGTTTTGTTTCTTCAGAATGAGTAATAGGTCCTCCACCACCTTTATTTTTATTTAAAACATCAAAACCCCAAACTTTAAATTGTTCTATCCAATATGATTCTAATGGTTCCCAATCTTTTTTACATAGTGAGTTTATTTTATCAATTTCAGAATATTCTATTTGAAAACCAAATATTCTTTTATGATCTTTTTTTCTATTATTTTTAGTTTTACCTATATAAACTTTATTAGGATCCCCATAACAATTTGTTAGTAAGTATATTTTAGTGTATTCCATATTAATAAATATACTAAAAAACAAGGATTACACCAATTCTTTAGGCATTGTCTTCAGTTTCAGGATTTTGTCTTTGTATTTGTTCTTTTAACATGGACATAAATTTACGTTCCATGATAATTCTATTTTTAGCGATTGTTTCATTACGTTTTGCAATACGCTTATTGTGGGATTTTTTACCACCACGTTTTCTTGATACTGGCATAACTTTTATTTATTATGATTATTTAAAATTGTTTTTACATGTTCTACTACTGTTTCCCAACTTACAGGACCTAATTCTAGGTCAGCATATTCAACTGGATCTGGTTTTCCAAGTTTCATAAATGCTTCAACTCGTTCTACTGATGATGCTGATTTGTAATCTGAGTACCATACATCTTGGTATTTAATTGGTTTGTAACTTGTATTAGTGCGATAATATACTTCATTAAAGTCTAGGCCAAGCTTTCCTAAGCAATTATCACCATCCTCTAAAATACCAAACTTATCAGTATGTAAATAAGGTGTATAATGATATACTTTTTCAGCTCCCCAATTGCCTGCTTTAAATGCTTCAAAATCAATGTCTCTAAATTCTTGACGACAATCAGGATAGATAGCATGGTCACCTGCATGAATACCCATTGCGATAGCACATTCAGTATCTTTTTGTTCAGCGATTGATAATGCAACTGCTTGAATAATAGAACTAAAAATCTTATTACGATTTGGAACTACTGTTGCTTTCATATTTTCTTCAGCATAGTGTCCTTCAGGTACTTCTTCCCCACCAGTTACTAATGCTGAATTTAGTAATTCAGATAGTCCTTTAAGCTCAATTACTTGATGTTTAACTAATGGATAAATTTCAAGAACTTTATCATCTGCTAATTCGGAACTATAGAAAAATCTATTTGAATTATTATTAATATACTTAACTAAATCTTTAGCACGTTCTAATTCTACATTATGTTTTTGACCATAATCGAATGATAATGCTGTAACTTCATAGCCATTGGCGAGTAGATGAAGCAATAGAGTGGAACTATCCATTCCTCCACTTAGTGATAACACTGCTTGTTTCTTCATAATTTATTTGCTATTTGTAATATAATATCTGTATCTTCATTTGACAATCTAAGACGACCTTTCTTTAGCTTTTTCATAGCCTCATCCCATTCTTGTTCATATAAATTTCCTTGTACGGGAGAAATACCTCCAAACCATGTTTCTTCCATAACTCTTATTAATTTAAAATTGTTTGTAACTGATTAATTTCTCTAAATTTATTTACATTAGTATGAATTTTAACCCAATCAATTAACTCTACATGTTTATTCATTACATGATCAATTTTAGTGATTGGTTTTTCATCTAAACCTTGATTAGTATATAATGTACCTTCCATAGCAGCCATAATTGGATTTGAAGTATCTATTGTTTCAATAAACTTCATATCTTTATAGTGAATAAACTCTTGTGGTACAGCACATCCAAGTAAATGGATTCTATCACTATCCTCAATTACTTCTGCTTTGTATAATGTACCAATAACATTTACTCTACCCATAGCAGTTGATATAGCTGGGTTAGGATGATTAAAATGTTCTTTATAATATTCAGCACCATATGAGAATGCTATTTTCTTATAACCTAATGCTTTATACTTCATATAGCATTCAGCAGCATCTTCAATACAAGTTGCTTGTACAACTGCTACTTTTAATGTTTCTTCAGGTAATTCAATATGAGCCCATTCAGCCGCGTTATTAATAGAACCTTCCATATCCTGCCATACATCAGGGACAATGAATTCATTTGGTTTAAAATAATTTACCCAATGTAATAAACGATCAGTATCATAAGCATGACCTAGTTCATGTAAACTATTGTCCATAATGATATATCGACCTTCTTTTTTAGCTTCTTCAAAATATGCGAAATAGTCATATTCTTTGTCTAATAAATGAGGTAGACAATAATCGTAATCATTAAATGTTTTTGATACAGATAGTACTGCTAATGGTACTTCATGTGATAACTTGATGCGAGGTATTTTCATAACTGGTTTAATATAAATATACTTATTGTTGTTGCCAAACTATTTTTCTTAATAAGGAAGATCATTTTCTGGTAGACTTTTTATCCATGTTTTATATTGGTTGATTAATTCTTCAGTTGTACCTTCAGCATGATTATGAATAAAATCTCTAACTTGCTCTATAGTACCACCAAACCAATATCTTAGACTATATTGAAGGCTATCCATACGATCTTTTTCATCACGTTCAAAATCTTTTCTTAGATTTTCAATACGTCTATTATACATTTTAATAGTGTTTCGCTCTTTTTCCCATTTAGTTCCGGGGGTGAAATCAGAATTACGAATTTCTGCTATTTCTTGAGCCATCCACCAATACTCATAATTGATATACTTAGCATAAGGTGAATATTCAAAATCACCATTTTTGACTTTTTCATCAATACGAGCTTTAGATTTTAATGGTTTGTGAGTTGGATATCGTCTATGCCAATAGAATACATTAAACTTAGCCATTTTAGGTGGTTTTTCAGGACCTTCAATACCAAATGTTGGATTAAATTCTTTTAAAACTTGTTCTACTGTAACCATATACCTAAATATAATAAAGAATGGCCCGAAGGCCAAACTCTATCTATCTGGGAGGCGTGTTATCCTTCACATGAGATACAATCACTTAATCGTTGTAAATTGTCTCCTCTTAATACTGATTCAGTACGTAAGTAATATAATGTTTTAACTCCAGATTTATGAGCTTCCTTATGTACCTGGCTAATCCATTTTGGTGTATCATTTGGGTCAAATGTTAAATTCAATGAAATAGCTTGATCTACATATTGTTGTCTAACACCATTTTGTTTTACAATCTCTAACTGGTTAATTTCTTTGAATGTTAAGAATACTTCTTTTTCTTCAGCACTTAAAATATAATCAGGTAAATTAACAACTGAACCTTGGTCTTTTAAGATTTGATCCCATACACTATCGATGTTATATCCTTTAGACTCAAGTAATTGTTCTAAAATTCTATTACGTTTAATGAATACACCTTTAGCTGTTTTTAAATTATAAACATTAGCAGGTATAGGTTCAATTGAAGGTGATACACCTCCTGAGATATGAGCATTTGATACTGTAGGTGCGATTGCTAAGTGATGAGTATGTCTCATACCTGTACCTTTACACCATTCTGGTTCACCATATAATTCAGCTTGATCACGAGATGCTTTTAAAGCACCCTTCTCAATAAAGTCAAACATCATTCTTGTATAAGCAGTTGCTTGAATGCCTACAAATGGTAATTCCTTTTGTTGTAAAAATGTATGCCAACCTAAAACACCAATTCCAATTGCTCTACCTTTAGTAGCTGAGCGAACTGTGTTTTCCATGAATTTGATATTTTTAGCTCTATCAATAAATTCTTGTAATACACCTTCTAGAAACCAACAAGTTAATTCAGGTAATGTCATTCCATTTTCAAATGTATGATCTTTCCATTCATCCCAACGAGCTAAATTTAAAGACGATAAACAACAAATAAATGAATGTAATTCGTCTGTGTATAAAGCAATTTCAGAACAAATGTTAGTCATAGTAACATTCAAATTATTCTTTTTATATGCTTCAGGATTAGCATTGTTGATATTATCTTCAAACATAATATAAGGTTCACCTGTCTCAAGACGTGTCTTAAGAATCTCACCCCATAATTTTAATGCTTTAGGATCTTTATCTTCAAGTTTATTCATAAACTCATCATCAATAACAACACACTGATGTAAGTTTAAACATTGACGATTAACATCACCTTTTGGTCTACGAATTTGTAAAAATTCTTCAATGTCTGGGTGGTTAATGTTTAAATTAACGGATGCTGCTCCTCTACGAACTGAACCTTGGTTAGTAGCTAAAATAGTTGAGTCATAAATTTTAGCCCATGGAACAATACCTTCAGATACTCCATTATCTTTAATTGCTTTACCTCGGCCTCTAATGCGAGATAAACCAATACCTACACCACCACCTTGAGATGATAGTCTCATTAACTCAGAGTTAGCATCTGCAATGCCTTCAATACTATCTCCAACATCAATACCAAAGCATGAAATAGGCATTCCACGTTCTGTACCTAAGTTTGATAATACTGGTGATGCTAAGCATAACCAATTTTTAACCATTGCTTCATAAAATAATGGTTGTAAGTCTTTACGACGTAAACGACGGGCTGCTGCCTTACTAACTCGTTTAAATGCGTCAAATACATCTTCATCTGCTAGTAAGTATCCTTTTGAGATCATACTTACTGCAATCTCATCCATAAATTCAGGGTAATGTTTCCCTTTAATCCAATTTGTTGTGTCTATTGTGCTCATTTTTTATTTTTATAAATCGTCCCAATCTGCTGTTGATTTTGAATAACTTGTTACTCGACCTGCGAAAAAGTCTTGATGTGTTTTACCGCTTGTTAAGTGACCAAACCATTCAATCTGTTTTAATAAATTCGGATCGATATCATTATATATTGCTTTGTATCCTAATTCAATCATTTTTTCATTAGCTCTAGCTTTAATGAAGTTCTTTAATTGATCTTTAGTTAAACCTTCAACATTACCCATTTCAAATGCTTTATCAATAAAATCAAATTCTAATTGTACTGATAAATGACAAGCATCACTAACTTTAGTTCTTAATAATTCAGTATCTAGTTTTAGATTTTCAGCTAATAATGTTCTGAATAACCAACATCCAGCTTTAGAATGTAATGATTCATCTCTAACACTCCATTCAACAATCTGGCCTGTTCCTTTCATTAAGTTTCTTAATTGGAAACTCATTAAGATAGCAAATGAACTAAATAAATTTACACCCTCAGTAAATGCTGAGAATATAGCTAATGATAGTGCTCTTTCCTCTAATGTTTCACCTGGTGTTTCAACTAAGCGGTCAATTTTAGCTTTTGATACTTCATCTTCTAAAAATGCTCTAAAATCATCTAATCCTAACTCTTCATTCAAACGAGCATATGCTTCAGCATGTATTGATTCAAAATCAGCAAATGCTCTAGCCATTGCTTGTATTTCTGGTTTTGGGAACCAAACTGATACTTTAGTTGACCAGTAATCATTTACATGCACTTCTGTTTGGGCAAATGATTTTAAAATATTACCTATCAAATTCTTTTCAGGTTCATTTAATTTCAATTTCCAATCACCTAAATCAGATGCGAGTGGTACTTCATCTGCTAGCCAATGTGCCCTATGTTGATCTTTATAAAAATCAAAAGCCTGTTGGTACTCGAAAGGCTTATAATAATTCCTTGCTTCAATAATCATTCTATTAATATAATGTTAGGATTGTAATTCGAAAAACTTCTTTTTAAGAAGGTCTCGTTCTTGGACGTTCACGTCACTAAAATCATTTACTGGTTTGGAAGGTGTATATGATTCTTCATTATCTTCGTAGTCATCAAATATTTCGAAATGTCCAGTTGATGTATCTACTTTAGCTCCAAATGTCATTCCATCACCACCATAACGGTTTTTCATAATATGGAATCGACCTGTACCGGCAACTTTGTCTTCTTTCTTACGAGATAATGATATAGAAATGTCTGTAATCATAATTTTGTCATAGCTGCCTGCGGCTTTGTCACCTTCAATAATGTCATCTTTAGCACCGGATCTATTAACTTGTGATACACTCCAAATTGGAATCTTTAACTCACGAGCTAATCCTTTTGTGCTCAAATAAATATCATCTATCTCTTCCTTCCTTTCAGAATTTGTTCTTTTAGAACGAAGAAGATCTACGTAGTCAATAATAACTAAATCTGGTTTGAAATCTTGCTCAATACATTTCTTAATATGTGCTTCTAATGTGGACATAGACGCTTTACCAGGTGAATATTCCTTAATTACTAAATTACCTGGTAGTGTAGTTATAGTTGATTCTACTCTATCTTTAAAATCCATAATTGTATTTACAGGTACTCCTGTAAAACAAGCGTCATATCTTCTTCCTACATAATCTTCACCTAACTCAAGAGTATAATGTATAACATTAAATCCTAATTTAACAGCATGTGCTCCTAAAGCAATTAATGTCCATGATTTACCTCCTCCTGGGTTACCAAATATTAAACCAAAGTCACCTGGTCCAATACCACCTTGAAATAAGTTGTTAAATAAATCCCAAGGTGTAGGAATAGCAATTCGATGTTCTTCTCTATATCGAGATTCAATATCTTTATTGTATTCTAATCCTAAGTTTTTATCTTGACCACCTCTTAAAGCGCTATCAACTAAATTTCTAATTGAATCATAGTCTCCTGCTTTTAACAAATCAACTGATGTTAATAATGCTTTCTTTAATTGTTGGTTCTTACAGAAATTAGAAAACTCTTGTTCTACATAAGCTAAATCATCTTCAGATGCTGTATATGCTTCTCGAAGTTGTTCTTTAATTGCTAATTGTAATACTTCATTCTCAATTTTCTTCATCTCAACCTTAAGTATATCCATACTAGGTGTAGTATGATATTTGTCATAATACTTAAGTATTTCATTGATGATCCATTTGTGAGCTGAGTTATCGAAGTACTCCTCACTTATAATGTCATGAATGTTGATTAAAAACTCTTTACGGGTAAGTAAAGAGGACAAAACTTTGATCTGGAAATGAATTCCATACTGCGACAGTGTGCTTAATGTCATAACTTATTTATTTAAAACTATTTAATGTTGCAAATGTATTTCTAATCCAATAGTCTACATTTTTTAAAGTATGTCCTAAACCATCTTCATTATACATGTTTAGAAACTCTACTATTTTGGTGTGCTCTACTTCACTACTGATAACATCTTCTATTATCTGTTTCTCATTATCATCTACTAATGGGTTACCTAAATCCATTATCTTATAGTGCTTCTGTAACGTCTCGTATTCAAATATTAACCTCGAGTAGATAACATTTTCTTTATACTTCCCTTCACAAATATTATATAAAGACTCTAAGGACATCTCTTTTGTTTGTAACTCTGGAAAGAATTTAAATAACTTTTTAGGTCCTAATCCTTTTAATCCAGGTATTTTATCTGAGTTATCACCCATTAATGTCTTATATAAGATAAAGTTTTTAGCAGGTAAGCCAAATTTTTCTTCTACTGTTTCAGGTGTGTAATATTCTTTTACTATAGGGCTGTAAACTGTTATGTTATCATCTACTAGTTGTAAGAAGTCTTTATCTGCCGACACAATCACACATTTACTATCGTAATTAGTTGCCATATAACGGGATAAATACGCTATAATGTCATCTGCCTCGACTTTATCGAGTGATATAAGATTGACGGGTAAACACCTTAAATAATGAATGAGGCGTGAAATTTGATTTATTTTAGAATCTTGTTCTTCATCTAGATCTTCAAAAGCAGAATGATTAGTCATTCTTGACAAATTTCGACCTGATTTGTATTCGGGGAGTAGGTTCTTCCTATTAGTGGATGAACCTACCCCATCAAATACAATGTAAACAGATGTAGGTTTATTTTGGGCTATTAAGAATCCCAATGAGCGTAAGAACCCTCCTAACCCACCTACATGGACTCCATCTTGATTAACATAGTTTAATACAGCAAAGTTTCTTAAAAACAAGTTTAACCCGTCTATAATCAATACTCTACTATGTTTATTAAACGTTCCAACAGGATTACTTGGTTTATCCATGTTGTTTAGTAACTCTAATAAGTCCTTTTTATCCATTTTTATTCTTCATCAATTAAGGTAATCACTTCTTTACTTTCTTCCCATTCTGATTTGTCTTCAGTAAGACCAATACCTTCTAAACTACCTAAGATATGTACCCATTCATGAGCATGTTGTTTCTTATACTCGTTTACATCCTTAGTATCATCTTGAATAAAACCATGAATTGTAGCTACAACAGTATTTTTAGTTTGTAAACCAGTAACGTGATTTTTATCTACAGCTACTTTAGTACGAACTGCAAATTCTACTTCTTTACCATCTTTAGTTGCTTTTAATTTACTTGTACCACTATTAGTAATATTACCAAATGTTAATACAATTGAAGCATCTAAAAACATTGTTTCACCATTCTTCATCTTCATTTTTGGTTGAGCAAAGATATTTTCAGCTGGTGCTATCCATATCTTATTAATTGCAACCATTGTGTTAGTGTAAGGTGATGATTCCTTTCTTGATAGTGGGAAGCGTTGGTTAATAAAGTTTCCAAATTGTTGTGACATTGCTCCTGCATTCCACATTGGATTATTTTTATTTGCTTCAACACTCATCTTACAAGGTATAGAGCCAATTGAATCCCAGAAAAAACATAAATCATATGGTAAATTTCCTTTCTTTTGTTCATCTAACAAATCAGCGATAAATTCAGCTACATCTTCAATAGTTCCTAATGTGCTTCTATCGTTGTATAGGAAAAATCCTTTATAATCTATAATTTCACCTGTTGTCTCATCAGCAATATCTTCAACTTGGAATCCCATTTGTTTGGCGTGTTCCCAAGACCATTTCATTTCAGTTATGATAAACACAGGCAAAATGCCCATTTTCTGGGCATTTATTGCCAACTCAAGTAAAGCTGTTGTTTTACCTGTGTTACTGTGTCCTCTTAATAGATTGATATGTCCTATGGCTGCACCTGGTAGGGAAGTTGAGTCTTGTAATGCTTCAGAGAATGGAATCCATTTTTGTTCTTTAAACTTAACAGTATTGTTAAGTAGTTTTTTCTCTTTAAATTTATCTAGATTAAAACTAGCTTTCATTTCAGCTGAGACCGCTGTCATTAAAGATTCTTTCTTTTTAGCCATAACTAGTTTTTAATTAAAATGGTACGTCTTCGCTTTCTTCTTCATCATCACCAAATAAAGCATCAAACTTATCTGCTTTTGTTGCTTTTGGTTTTGCTTGAAGTGTGTAGTTTGCTTTTGGCTGTTCTGCCTTAGCTAAGATTGGATCTTCTTCTTTTACATCTTCAACTGTTTCTACTTCCTCTTCTTCTTCATCTGGGTTTAAGAAACGTTTTAAGATATCTTTAAGATCTTCATAACTGTTTTTCTTTTGTAATTCTAAAACATTAGGTTGTTCAGTTAACCATCCTTTAATTTCAGCTTTATCAGTTCCTAAAGGTGATGTTTTTGGTTTAACACGAATTGAACATTTGATACCTTGACGGCCTCCAATATCACCTATTGTAGCATCAACTGTAAAGTCACGACCTTCATTAATGTCTGTAAAATCTCCATAATCTTCATCCTCAGCAATACCTAATAATTGCATATAGATTTCTTTACCAAACTCCCACAAACGTACTCCTTTTTCTTCTTCACCACGAACAATTACAGGAGCAAATATTCGCATTTTAGGATCTAATTTCTTAGCTAATTGCCAGTTTTCCTTGTCATTAGTTTGGCGAAGTTGCTTAGCAAATTCTACAATTGGATCTTTTTCACCCCAGTTTGTTAAAGCGTAAGTTGGGAATTTAGATAATCCATAGTGTACAAACACTTCTTGAAACGGATTTTCTTTGTTTAAAGCTGAAGGTACAATTCTGATTTGGTACTTACCTTCTTGTTTTGGTTTCCAATAGTACTTGGAATAATCAACCTTTTCCTTTTTGGCTCCGGTTGCTTGTAGAGAATTTAATCTCTGTTTAATCGCATTGATGTCCATTTTTTATTTGGTTTTAAATTGTTACTATTTAATATACTACATTATTTTACATAGGCCAAACTAGCTAATACAAGCTTTTAAAATGCCTTTAATCGTAGTGTTTTTCTTAACGTTACGTACCTTATAATTCAATAATTCTAAATACCTTTGTATTCATGTTAACTAAAAAGATGATTTTCTTTTTGTTTTTTCAAATTTTTCAATTCTAATAGGAAATATATTATCTATTGGAACTCCATTTTCTTCCATGTATTTAAAATATTTTTTAAAAAATGGAGTATTATATGTGTATTCTTTATCTTTAGCATCATATAAATATGGAATAAAACCCATATGTATAACTTTTCGATCTATTGGTAAAATATACTCAGATATTTGAAGACTATAAGCCATCTTATAGGTTCTGTCAGTACTAGGTTTAGTTTTATCTATAATGTAAATAAGTCTTTGTTTATATTTTTCACTTTTACCTGCTTTACATGTATAAAATTTAAACTCAGTACTTTCATCATCTTTACCAGTTGTACACCATTTAGTTCCAGCTCCATATAATTTACTTGCTTTTTCGTTTAATGGTTCAACTATAAGAAAATGGTCATTTTCAAAAAGTTTATTAGCTCCTTCTTCTTTTTGTGTTTTTTTATCATCTGATTTAGATACTGTTTTTAGTTTTTCTAAATCTTCTATAGATTTAATTTCCCCTGATGATATTTTATTTTTTAAATCGTTATACTTAATACCTTGAGAATCTAATTTATTCATTAATGAGTTAAATGATTCACGATCTTTAATATTTAATTTGACCGCAATTGTATCTAATTGAGATTTATTATACTCATTTAATACTTTTTGATTTCCCGTAATTTCTTTTAGTATATCAATTAATTTAATCATGATTATAAATATCTATAATTCAATGATCTTGAATACCTTTGTATTTAGTTGTTTTAACTCATTATGTTGAGTTAATAATATGCAATTTTTATAATGTGGCCAACTTACTCTATAATTAATATCTACAACACCTTCATTTAACTTTTTAATAAGTTCATTTAAAGCGTTAATAGTATAAAGTGTATTGGTTTCTTTTTTACGATGTACTAGAATTGTATTTTCAGGAATTTCATTAATGTTACCTTGATCAACATTATAAGTGACAACATACTCATTTGTACTTTTAACAAACAGTACAAACATTTTATTATACATTACAGTATATGATTGCGATATGTCTTCGATTAGAGGTTCTAATCCGTCTGCACTAGTGAATGTACAAAATAACTTATTATTCAAATCCTTAAAAATTACATCGATGTCCATATCATACATATGACACTTATTATTTAAAGTCATAATTCCTCCCCCTGTTAATTTTTATTGATAAATTTAATTCTTTGAATATATTTTTTATTGCTTTTAATTCTTGTTCTTCATCTTCATCCCAATCTAATAAGAATGAGTCATAAGTATATAATACTATCTTAGTATTTTTACCTGATAGTATTTTATGAATTTTAAGTAATATCTGTATGTTAGTGGATGTTTCTAGATTTTGCAAGGTATAGTTAAAAAGTTTTTGAGGGTTCATATCCTCTAATTTGTCTTTTTCAAACCTATACTTTGAAATAGGAGTCTCAATATAACCTTGATTATTAAATAAGATCCACTGTTCTTGAATATACTTTTGTACTTTTTGGAAGAACTCTAAATGTTGGTATTCTTTAAAGACACCTCCATATAACTGTTTAAATGTTAATTCTTTTGCTCTAGCATAATCTACATTGTAAAGAAGTGCAAAATCATTATGAATATCAGGGCTATCAAATTCATAATCAACCAGTTGTCCTGCCAATGTTGGGTGATATGCTGAAATGTCGATTTCAAGAAATTCATTGTTTTCGGGTATAAAGCTAGACCTTGAATGATTATCCTTCTTTAAAGCAGCGAAGTTAATGCTGTTATACGCATTAGACGGTCTTCTTGTTGTAGTGTTAAGATTATACTGAGTGTAAATTCGATTATCAGATATCGAATAATTTTCATTGTTTGGTTCATAGTATTTAAAAAACTTATCTTTGTCTATTTTAATTCCATTTTTTTCAATTCCAAAAAATGCTAAAGCACCTTTATTATAGAATTTAATAAACTCAGGTTTTGGGTATAAAATTACTTGTTGTAATTTACTATAAATATTCTCACAAACCTCATAATGCTTAGAAATTGGTATTATTTTGTTAATACTTGCATTATTTGGGTGAAGTCGATAGAGTACATCAAATACAGGTTCAAATACAGTATCTACACTTTTAACACTAGATATATCAATTACTTTGTTTAATTGAAAATAATATAGAAATGATTTTTTATCTCGAACATATACTGTGTCTATGTGTTGAAGTATTTTTTCTATGTATGTTTTAGCTATAGTTCCTGCTTCACTATGATCTATACACATCATATAACCTTTAGAATCATATGTTGGTCTTATATAAACAGCACAAACATCATTTAAAGCAGGGTGTATATGGTTATGGAAGGGAATAAGTTCAACAAAGACTTCTTTATAGTCTTGATTGACAAATTCCCTTAATTGTTCTTTATTTTCAATAAGCCAAAACATAACCTTTATTTTCTAATAAAATAATATAAAGATTTGTTTAAGCCAAATTATCCATTATTTAAAGTTGCTATAATAGTATCAGCATCAGGTTGTAATACTCCATTAATGGTTACATCCCCTCCTACAAAAGCATACCATCCATCACTCATAAAAACATGAGCGCACATATCATCTATTTTTTCTACACTTTGAAAAATAAAATCGAATCCTCTCCAATTAATGATTCCATTTGTATATGTTATATATTCCATTATGCTTTATTTATTTGAAGGTGAACAAATGAACTTCTAGAAGAGTCAGCGGTAGATGAATTTGTAACTGCTACAACAAGATATTGATCCACTGTCCAGTCTATATTATTTGCGCTAACTGCAGTTGTAACACTTGTGTTATCATCAGCATTGACGTTTAAGTTACCTGCCATTGTTTCAGTGTTAGTAGTTGACTTAACTGCTAATGTTCGTGAGTATTGAAAATAAAGAGTAGTAGCGACTGCTGTAGCTGATGTTGCTATTAATGATCCTCCTATAGCAGCACTTGTATTTACATACATACGTGTTATTACAGTACCTGCTGTACCGGTTTTTCTAATACGAGTTTTTACATATATTACATCATTAACACCTACTGTATTAGCAGGTATTAGTATAGATGTGGTTAATGTGCCACTTGTTGTTCCAGTTACAGCAGTACCATCTGTTGTGCTCTGAATATTTCGTATTGGGGCTAGATTAGTTCCTACACCTCCAGCACATGCTGTTAAATCAATATACGCTCCTCTTGCCGCGCCACCTTGTTCAAAAAATCGAAGTTTATTTTGATAAGAGTCAATTGTAATACCACTACCTGTAAGAGAGTTATTAGTAACTGATTTATTTAGTAATATTTCTCCTCCTTCATCACCTGATTGATATAATAAGCTTAGTTTAGTGCCATCAAATGTTAAAAGTGATTCACCATTTATTGATCCATTTCCAGTAGCTGTTAATAAGTAATCATTAGTATTATTTGTGATTGCTGGTAGTATGTTTGAGGCTGTCGCAGCGTATGATGCGCTTGTTACTGACCCTAGTAAAAAAGAAGCTGTTAAAGCATTTGTAGCATAACTTGCTGTGCCTTGTAAACTACCTGTAAATCCATTTAAACTAGATACACTACCTGTAAATTCAGCTGGGCCTATGTTTCTAAATGTACTTGAACCTGATACTACAAATGAACCTGTAACAGATACACTACCAGTCATTGAGATCTGGTCTTGTGTTCCGTAGTTTATAGCTGTTGTTGTTCCATTAGGGTAGATTAGATTTCGTGTGTTATAATCTAATGCTTTGATCCCAGTAGAGTCATGTAAGAATCTATTTTCCCAATCTACACTAATACCACTTGCAGCATCATTTAATCCACCACCTGCCCAATCAACTCGAATTGTATTGGTAGAATCATGTAATGCTCTATTCTCCCAATCAACTGATAAGACTACTGAAGAGTCTTGTAAATATGCGTTTATCCAATCTATTTTAGTTTGAGTGCCTCTACCTAAAGTACCAGCTGTAGAATCAATAGCTGGGCTGTTAACACCCGGTACACCTACTAGTAATGATCCTGTCACTACTAAACTTCCTGATATAATGGCACTTCCAGTATAAGGGAAAGTAGCTGCACTTGGAGCATATGACGCTGATAAAGCTTGGTTTGCATAAGAAGCTGTTCCTAATAAACTACCTGTAAATGATCCAGTAAATCTTGAAGCAGTTATTGATGTAGAAAAAATATTAGAAACTGAAAGAAGTTGAGTAGAAGGATTAAATGCGAGTCTATTTGAAGTATACACAACTTCAGAAGCAGCTGAAGGTGTATTATTAGAGTCTACAAATGTAGGATAAAAATCAGCGTTTGTACTATTAGCTACTGTGAGAACAGTTTTACCAGTGTCAGCAGATACTGCTGTTCCTGCTATTGATGCTGATGTAGCATTATTAGCCCAACTTGCTGTGCCAAATAAAGAACCAGTAAAACCACCTGTTGAGGTAATTGAACCTGTCACTACTAAACTTCCAGATATGATAGCACTTCCTGTGTATGGAAAAGTTGTTCCACTTCCACCTCCAGAACCTGTAAATTCTTTTACAATATTACCTGAGCCACTACCATAAAATAAACGACCATCTTTAGTGTTGATAGCTAATTCACCTTGCTGTAGTGATGAAGGTATTGCTCCTGACCCGGTACTATTTTTTATTATTATTGTAGCCATTCTTTATTATAAATATTAAAAGGTTCCTCCATCTATAAATGATGCTGTTAAGGATTGAGTTGCCCAACTCGCTGTTCCTATTAACGTACCAGTAAATGAACCACTAAATGAACCTGTGTTACTTAAGAATGTGTCAACACGTTGTGCTGTTAAGATTAAAGATGGAATTCTAGGGTGTGTTGGATTTGTTCCCGCAGCTATGGTTTCTAAAGTTACCTCATTACTTGTATCAGCATGCCATAACAGTTGAATAAAGTCATTATTTACTAATGATACATAATAATTCCAACTAGCAATCAAATGACCAGGTACATTTCCTTTTTTAGCGGGTACAGTACATTTACCTGATGAGTCAGTAATATCATTAACAGATGATACATTATCTTTTCTAACCCATATAGTTACGTCTACTGGGTCATTTCCTGTATTTCTAAATTGAGCTGAGAATTGTATGTTATATACTCCGGCGTTAGTAACTTTAACATATGTGTTATATGGGTTTGTAGATCCACTTATATATACTCCATTAGAAATGTCTGTTGTAGATATAGACATTGAGTATATAGTAGTAGCAGATACCGCTAGTTGAGAACCAGTATCATAAAAACTACCATATGAACCTGTAGCTGTGTTATAAGCAGCGGCTGTAGCAGTTATAGTAACATCACCAACACCTGAAGATGGGGAAACTAATATTCCTTCTCCTGGTATGATTTGAGTAACTCCTCCATTTAAAGCATATGACGCTGTAGCAGCAAAACTAGAAGTACCTGAAAATTGGCTTAAATTAGATCCTGTCCAGGCATTAAAACTAGCTGTTGTTAATAAACTACCAGTATTAACACTAGGTAATATAAATAAAGATCCTGTACCATCATATACATCAGTACCATCAGTCTGTAGGACTCGTTGGTAGGTATCCTCTATATTTTGGCCAGTAAAATCAAATGGTCCAGCCATAACTTTTATTTAATTTTATTTCTGTGGGAGTTTTTCTATAATCCCATTTATAATTTCTTTAACCTGTGATTGGTCAATTTTATTTTCTTGTAAATAAGTACCTACAATATTATTTAATTTATCTTTTTTAATAGTTAAGTTTTTAACATTAATATCTTCTTTAACTAACATTTTAACTATTCTAACAATATGTTCAGTTACTGGGTCTACTTCTTCAATTCCTGTAATTTGAATTTTAGGAGTATTTTCTTTTATAACTTCAGCATCATTTGATTTAACTTCTACAGTCACTTTACGAGATGCTTCAACTATAAAATCTGATTTCCAAGGATTAAAATAAGTATCTTCTGCTATAACTTCAAGCTTTATTTGACCTGAGGTGTTATCTTCCAAAAGACCTTTTAATTTTTTAATAGGAATAGAACATTTTCCATCTTTATTGATGGTGCCTTCAAATAAAAGACTAACATCTTCTGATTCGATTACTAGTCGTGCTGAACTGTTTTTTAATGAAGCTCCTTCAAGTTTAATATTACACTCAAATACTTCGGGTTTATCCGTAAATAATTTATACATTATAATTCTACTTTTATGTTTATTCCTAAGACTTCCTTAGCGACTAGGGATACGTCCGATATACGTATTTTACGTTCTAGTACTTCTTTCGTCTCTTTATACTCTCTGCCTTCTACTTTGCAAAGCAATTTGATGAATTTCTTTTTCTTTTCAGGTTGTTTACCAAAGAAGTCATCAGGTGTATAACCACCACCTAACGCTTGAACTACTTCGGTTATAAGCGCGCAATCATCCCAGGTAAACGGATTAGCGCTTTGGTTCGGGAAAGGATTCGACTCCCAAGAGAAATTCGCGTTACCCCACTGGAATGGTATTCTTGTACTCATTAGAATCTACCTCCATCAACTAATTTACTTAAATCTACATTAAATGAACCACTATTACTACTAATAAAATTAAGATTTGGATCAGAAAATGAGGCTGTGATTAGGTAAGGACCACTTGTTAAGTTAACATCAAAAGGAAAATACTCAGCCATTTTAGTTTGTTTTATAGTATTGTGTATAATTCATCTTTAAAAACTCATTTAATCCATATACTTTTTCTTTTTCTTCAGTACTTAGTATAGAATAACGATTAAAATCACTTACTGTTGTAACATTTCCTGTTAACATCCATTTAATATAAAATGGTTTATATAAATCAAATAATCTAGTAGTATTTTCACTTAAAGCATTATATTCAGTTTGAGATATTTCTTTAAACAAATATTCATTTCTTTTTTTAGAAAAATATCTTATAAATGATCCATACTCATAGTCTTTAGGAGTAGGATGTAAAGGTAAAACATTTGTTGTATTTGATGGTGTTGGTAATGCGGGAGCATTTAATTCTGGGGGAGTTAATGATCCTACCTCAAATAAATCTATATTTTTACCATCACCTGGAAATTTTCCAGATTGGATTCTTCCTGTAGATAATTTATAATAACTACCTATGTATTCATTACCATTAATATCAATTAGTTGGTTTGGGCCAGCTATTAGGTTTGTCTTTATTTTATTTTTAGGTATATACATCTTATCTAAATATTAACCAAAATACTTATCGTTTGCTGGGAGGTGGTTGTTTAATTTAGGGTAATTTTTAGCGTTACCTGTACCCGCTACTACTATTTCAAAATCAAATTCATCATTATCTTTTAAATTCATATTATTAGCTAAAAATGTAAAGAAATCTTCTCTCGCTGTGTTTGAAACATAACCACCACCAGGAGCAGATTTAGCAGTTTGAGTAAAATAGCCATTAGAACCTTTGCTATTAATAATATCTTTTGTAGCGAATAATAAACACCCAGTAGACCATGGTTTTTCAACACCATTCCATTTTGTATTTCCTCCTGGGTGCCATAATATACTAGATCTAGTGATTCCGCTAGCTGTGATTGGGTTAGAACCACCCCTTCCATCACTAAACCCATTTACAACAATTATTCTTCCTCTTTTATTCGCAGGTTCAATGTAGGCGTTATAAAATCCTAATGGGACACAACTACCTTGTTTAGTTTTTGTAACTGCTTTTTGGTTATTAAGCCATGGATTTTCTAATATCCAAAACTTGTCATCATCTAATACTGTTTCTTTACCACTACTATCTACATTAATCAATACTAATCTAGACACAACTTGATTTGAATCAGCATATGATCTAACAACTCTAATTCTAGTTACTCCAGGTGTTCCTCCAGTTCCACCTGAGTTAATGCTAGTACTACTTGACGTTGAAGGTGCAGATGGTTTCCATCTTGGGTCTCTAATAACATTAATAGTTTTGGTTTTAATTTTTGGTGGAGATCCAATATTTCCATCAAATCTAGGCCCTGATATACTCTGAATTGTAGTTGTCCAATCATTATTTTGTATCTTATGAGATATACCAGTTATAACAAACTGAATAGCGTCTTTGTATCTAGGAGGAAGTAGTTTAGTGTCGGCAGTATATGACTCATATATTTTCATACCACTTAATCCTTCCATAGTTAATTCTAAATCAATAGGTATAAACCCTACACCAGGAATAATTCCTTCATTAGTGTATGTTCCTATTTCATAGTTAAACAAATCAATTCCTGCGTCTTTAGCTCCATCAATCTGTTGATCTGATACGTTACCATCATTTATAGCATTGTATAGGTTCTGTACTATACCAACATTGCTAAGGAAATTAGTAACTATTTCATCAGGTTTTGTTCCATCTTTATTGTTTTCTGATGTTTTTTTAGTTATGATTCTATCTGTTAAACCATCATTCCAACGTGTCAAACCTGTTGAGTTAGATCCAACAACATTTTTATTAGCTTGGGCTCCAACAGTTACCATTGTTTGGAAATTGTTAGATAGTTTAGTTTTTACAGAAGCATCTCTCATAAAACTACCTTCAGTAGGAGTTAAAGTATGAGTTATAAACTCAACAAGTTTATTATTAAATGGATTTTCAGGTATTTTTCCTGATGCTTTTAGAGTGTCTAAGTATTTAGGTAAATTAGGTATGAATGTGCTATCTACTATAGAAAATTCGTTAGTGTTCTCATCGTAAGTAATGTTAAAATTATTAATATTTCCTAAAGCATTTTGTACTCCTTTCATTAGTTTATCTAAAAGATCATACATAGCTATAGCGCCAGAAGTTACATCAACATAATCTTGAAGTATTTTAGCTATATAATTCATGTTGATATAGATATTCATTGTGCTACCTATGAAAGGATAATTATCCGGATCTACTCTGAATTTAGATCCTGGTCTTATTTTATCAAATAATTGATTTGACACATCTATATCTTCTGTTTCTGTCACTCCAACATTAGTTCCTGTGTAACCAGTAGATGCTTTAACATACTGGTGAGTGACAATAGCGTATGTGTCTAAAACAAATACTGTTTTAGCATTAGTAGTAATTTTACCATTAGCAAGATCTTGTTTTATCTGATTCCAATCAACAGCATCACCTCCACTAGTTACAGCTTCACTTTTCACATGTCTACCAGCTTCAACAATATATTCTGTATTTTCTAGAGCAGTTATGATAATTCTGTCATTATATAATTCTGGGTGTGATCCTCCATCTATATAATCATTTAATGTTCTATCAATATAAGGTACACTTATTTTTTGTCCTTTATTAGTTTGGCCGGTCCATTGATTTAAATACTGTAAATCAATATCTGAATAAGTATAAACTTTTACATTGTTTAAATTTGCGGCATTAGCACAAAGTGTGGTTGTAGGAGTTTTAGTTATAGCGGGTTGAGATGCAAGAGGTGCTAAATAAGGTATAGCAAATTTTTGATTAAAATTATTTGATATAAACGCTTGACCAGCAGGTATTGTTGTGATTATATCTAAATTAATATAACTATCTAAATCTTGGTATTCATCAGGATCTGTATACACTCCTTTATTAAAATCAAGAACACCTTTATATACTTCATCATAATTAGATCCGTTATAATGGTATATTCTTATTTCTTTATACTCATATTGTGTCTCATTTATATTATAATTAGCAGCCGTGGCGGTAGGAGGGGTAGCGGTAGCTACACCAGTGACAGGGTTAACATTTAATTTTAATTCTCTATCAATATCAATTAAACATACTCTAGGATCTAGACTACCATGTCTAGCATATGTAAAGCAAAAGTTTTCATTTTCATTCCAATTAAATTTAAAAATGGATTCATTATTTTGATCAGGATTGTATAATAAACAGAAGTTTTGTAAACATCTTAAAAATACTCCTAATTTTATAAAATATTGAGCATTAAAACCAGGTTTTCCTGTATTGACACCATTTAGTTGAGGGAATAAAAATCCAACTACATCTCCTTGAGCTGATGGATCACTATTATTATATTGATTAGCGTCTAAACCAGTCATGGCTTCTATATTAGAAGCAGTTGTTTCTGGTCCTTGTAAGTAAAATTTATGGGTACCATCTTCTTTCATATCTACCACAGGTATCTTTTGAGATAATTCCCATAGTATTTTATTTATTGTGGTTTTTTGAGCATTAAATTGTAATGGTGGTTGGTCTTCAGGTACTTCTGTTGTAGAAGAATTTTTTATAGGGTGAGAAGTATTACTTTTTAAAGACTCTATTATATCTCCAGTAGATATTATATCTAATCTTATATCATAACTTCCATCTCTTTTTAAATCCCATGAAAAATTCTTTACTAAACCTACCATAGCATCATAGTTACCATCAGATGCTGCTCTTTGTTCTCTAATTTTTGTTAGAATAGTATCATAAGAATTAGTTTTTATAAATGTACTGCATACTTCATGGGTATTTGATCTAATAAAATTTTTACTATTATCAAAATACATGTTATGACCCCATTCTAATAACATAGAATAACCTAATCTAAGGTATAGTCTTTCAATAATTTCAAATTGGGCTGAGTTGTGGGCTACCATTTGGACAGTAGCCTCTCTAAGAGAACCTCTATTTAAAGCTTTGATATCTGCTGATATTAAACCTGGAGGAGGGGAATATCCGTATGTCCCATCTGAAAGAAATCCATATGCATATGTTGAATTGGCTCCTAATCCAACACCAGTAGCAAAGTTTCCTGACGACCCAAATCCTCCAAATCTAGTTGAAAATAATTGAAAATTAAAGGCGTCAGTGTTTGTATGATTAACATCAACACCTGATGTTAAACGTAAAAAAGCATCATTAGTATTTTGATATAGGATTATTTCATTACTCTTAGAAGTTGTTATAGCATTATTTTTTTGTCTAAGATTAATTTGTTCTTTGACATATTCATCAAAACCTGCTCCTATTATGCTTCTAGCCATTATTTAGTACTATTTGTTATAAATATATTATTTTATTAATATGTAATATAACTTGGAATAAATACTGGTTTTCCACCAATACCTGTTATACTGTTATTCACAAAGTTTTTTCGAGTTTCTATAAGAGCCTTTACTACTTGGCCAACATTTACTGCTACAGGACCTGGGGATGTGCTGCCAACTGTCCCAGTTCCGTTAACTACATTTCCTACTTTACTTCCACCTTTATTAATCATAGGTTTAGATGTCCATCCTCTTCCAAGTATATCAATAGCTTCTTCTAATTGAGTTTGATTACCTTCATTTTTTCCTTTAATGTAGTCTCCAATCCCACCACCATCTTTTGTATCTATTATAGATTCACCCATTTTATTTTGGTTAAGTTCATTAAAAAGATCAGTAAGTGATAAGCCAACTGTTGCTGCTCTATTACTTATATATCTTGTTATCTGTTGGTATCTTCCTACTGCTGAGCTTCCATATATTTTTCCTTTATATCCTGTTGATACACGTTGTTCCCCTTCATCAATAATTTGTTGAATAGTTTTTGTTGTGGCAGACACACCATATACAGTAGTGTAAGTGGTGCTAGGATATAAGGAATCATAATTAGAACTTTCCCCTTTAAATATTATAGTTTTTAAAGGATCATATCTAGAGTCTCCAGGATAAGATCCTGGTGTTACTGGGGTGGTTGGTGCTCCTGATGGAGGAGCTGATGGTTTCCATCTTGGATCTTTAATAATAGTAATAGTAGCTGTTTTAGGTTTAGGAGGTAACTTTACAGTTACTCCATCATATTTTGGGCCTGATATGCTTTGAACTATAGTTATCCAATCATTGTTTTGTATTTTATGAGATACACCTGTAATAATAAATTGGGTGGAATTTTTATATAAAGGTGGCAAAAGTTTTCCATCAGCTGTGTATACCTCACCTATGTTCATTCCACTTAATCCATCTAATGTCATTTCTAGATTAATAGGTAATAATCCTATTCCAGGTATACTACCTTCATTAACATATACTCCTACTTCATAGTTGAATAAGTCAACACCAGCATCTATAGCCCCATCAATTTGTTGGTCAGAAATGTTACCATCATTTATAGCGTTATATAAGTTTTGTACTATACCAACATTACTAAGAAAGTTAGTCACTATATCATCAGGTTTTGTCCCGTCTTTATTATTTTGAGTAGTTTTTTTAAAAAATATCCTATCTGTTAAACCAACGTTTAATTTACTTAATAATGTAGCATTTGTACCTACAACATTACCATTAGCTTGAGCCCCAATAGTAACTTGAGACATAAAATTATTTGATATTTGAGTTTTGAATGATGCTTCTCTTACAAAACTACCTCCACTTGTTCCTAAAGTGTTAGTTAAAAATTCTGTAGGGTTAGTGTTAAATGGATTCTTTCCTTTTGTAGCTAACAAATAAGATCCTAATTGAGGAATTATTGTTTTATCTATTATAGAAAATTCATTAGTTTTTTCATCATATGGGATATAAAAATTATTTAGATTACCTAAAGCCCTTTGAACATTTTTCATTAATGTATCTAAGAAAGTAAACATTGATATAGCTCCACTTGATATATCAACATTATTCTGTAATATGCTAGCAGCATGATTCATATTAATGTAAATGTTCATAGTTCGGCCTATAAATGGATAATTATCTGGGTCTACTCTAAATTTAGATCCTGGTCTTATTCTATCAAATAAATTATTAGATACATCTATATCTTCTTCATTTTCAACTCCAACATTAGTTCCTGTGTAACCAGTAGATGCTTTAACAAATGTTGATACTATAGCTCTTTTAGTAGTCACAGTTAATGTTATTTTTCTAGGTGCACCTCCACCAGTAGGAACATCAATTACTTTATCAATTTTACCAATTTCTACATTATAATCAGTTAAATAATTTTGCCCCTCAGTCACAGCGGATGTGATAAATGTTCCAGACAAATTAGAATCATAAATGAATTTATCTTTAAAATCTTGATAGTTTTGATCGTTATCTTTTATAGTGTAGTCTTCAAGAATAGGTAAATATGTAGCTGTAGCGTTAGAATGTTTAATATTATTTAAATCAGTAACAAATCCACCTGGTTGGTTTGTTGTTTTTTTAACAATTTTTGTGCTATCTGCTTCAGGAAATTGATCATTTAAAAATTTTTCAAATTCATCTGACCAAGCTCCTTTTGATGGAAGTACAGATAAAGCATAACTGTCTATGTCATTAGGAGCTTCTGTGAAGAATGGTCCTTGTTCTGGGTTGTAAAGATCATCATATGCTGGGGTTGTATAATATGTGTCTTCAATTTTTAAAAATTTATACTCATAGTAAGTATTATTAATAGTATAATTATTAGCTGAAGTAGTAGGAGGTGCAACTATAGCTGCGCCAGTAGCAGGATTAATAGTTAGTTTTAATTCTTTATCAATGTCAATTAAACATACTCTAGGGTCTAAACTTCCTTGTCTAGCGTATGTGAAGCAAAAACTTTCTTCATCATCTGTGTTAATATTAATTAAAGCTTCATTGTTTTTATCTGGGTTGTATAGTAGACAGAAATTTTGAATGCAACGTAATAATACTCCTAGTTTTATAAAATATTGAGCATTAAGCCCAGCTCCCCCAGTGTTAACTCCGTTTAATTGGGGAAATATAAAACCTATCACATCTCCTTGAGCTCCAGGTTTACTATCATTATATTGATTGGCTTTTAAGCCTATGCCTGCTGCTATATCAGAAGCAGTTGTCTCATTACCTTGTAAATAAAATTTATGAGACCCATCCACTTTCATGTCTTTAGAAACAGGAAGTTTTTGAGATAGATACCACAATATTTTATTTATTGTGGTTTTTTGAGCATTAAATTGTAATGGAGGTTGATTTTCTGGAGTTTCCTGGGTTCCATCAATTTTAGTAGCATCAGAAATAGGGTGAGATGTATTGCTTTTTAGAGATTCAAAAACATCACCTACTGAAGCTATACTAACAGATATTTTATAACTCCCATCTTTTTCTAAATCCCAGTTAAAATTTCTAACTATTCCATGCATAGCATCATAGTTACCATTAGACCCTGAACGTTCAGCTATAATTTTATTTTGAACATCTAATTGAGAACTATTACCATTTAAAAAAGTTGTGTATACTTCATGAGGATTAGATCTAATGAAAGCTCCTGTGTTATCAAAATACATGTTGTGGCCCCACTCTAGTAAAACTGTATATCCAACTCTAAGGTATAGTACTTCAATTATTTCAAATTGATCCATATTATGAGCTAAAATCTCAATTGTAGCCTCTTTAAATGAACCTTGATTTAAAGCTTTAATATCAGCGGACACTATTCCAGGTGGAGGTGAAAACCCATATTTTCCATCTGATAAGAATCCGTAAGCGTATGTTGAATTAGCCCCTGTTCCTACTCCAGAAGCAAAATTTCCAGCTGATCCAGCACCTCCAAATCTAGTTGAAAACAATTGGAAGTTTTTAGCGTTAGATGGATCATCTTTAATATTGACAGCAGATGTTAGTCTAATAAATGAATCATTAGCATTTTGATATAAAATATCATTAGTGCTTTTAGAAGTGGTTAAAGCATTAGTTTTTTGCCTCTGATCAATCTGTTTTTGAACCCAATCACTGAATTCACTTCCTAAAACCTTTGTAGCCATAACTTATGAATTTAATGAGTTATAAGCGGCTAGAATACCACTTATATCACGTGGTATACGTATTTGAAGACCAGCTGAAGGGTATAAAGTATTTTGAACTAGATTATCATTTGCTATAGAAATAATCCACCATAATGTAGGATCATTATAATAGTATTGAGCTAATCTATCATATCTGTCCCCATCAGCTGTTATAACATATATGTCTGTTATAGATAAAGGTATACTAGGATACTTTGTGTCCCTATAATACTTTATATTAGTATCTGGTTGGTTTATTATTTTAGTATTTCTATAACGATTCATATTATTGGCCTTGTTTCAAAAGTGGAGTGAAATCACCACTAGTTATAGCGTCACTTCCTGTCGGGTTAGTTAATTCAGGAATAAATACGTTTTTATTACTATTATCTGGGTCATATCCTATGAATTCTGCTCCTGCTTGTGGGGTGTAATTATGAATCACAGTGTATTGTAATGTTACTTTAATACCTTTAGGTAATTGTCCTGTAAAATTATTATCAGTTCTTGGCCACACATCACCATCTACTTTCCTATTTATATCCCAACCCATATCTGCTATCTCAACAAAATCTACACTTTTAATTAAAATAGGCATTTTTCTAAAATAATCACCCATTGTAAAATTAGTTATTATTCCTCTCATTAAACCTATATCAGAATAAGAAGGTGCTACTGACCAAGCTAAAGCGTTTAGTTTTTTGTAATTAGCGATTAAATTTCTTCTTGATAAAGCTGGTACTAAAAATGTAACTGATCCTTCTCTTGAGAACCCACCATATTTATAAAAACTTTCAGCTCTACCCATGTATTTAATAGCGTTCCAATCAGCTCTAACCCCATCACTCCAATCTTCTATATAAGCAGTAAAATCAATTAATCTTTTATCACCACCAGGATATTGTAAAGTAAAATTAAAATCTACAATATCACTACTTCTTTCTGGATTTTCTTGATCAGGAGAAATTGGAATATTTGGGTCTAAAACTCTTTTATTAGCTGCTATGCTCCAGTTTCCTTTATAACTAGTTTGACTAGTTTGGTATGTTTTTTCTCGATTAAATTCGGTATAGTTTGTTGAAACTACACTACCAGAGAAATTAATGTATCTAAAGTCTTGTATACTACTAGTCCCAAATGTTGTATTTTTGGCTTTTCCTAAAGATGATTTATTTATTATTTGTTTACCATTTAAAGTAAAAAGATCTTTATCTTGATCATTTTTATTTCCAAAAATATTTGTGTTAGAGTTAATAGTTGATCCTTCGCCTATTATAGTTGTAGAAGTTGGAAAAGAAGAAGTAGAAATACTATTAATGTTTAAAGCACTAACATACTTTGAACTTACTCCAGTACCTGCTGTGTAACTCCAATTAACACTACTTCCTGTTGGAGTGTAGTATTCTGGTTTAGTAGGCTCTGTTCCTAATCTTTTTATAGTAGCAGATGAACCTGATGGGGCATATAAACTACTTGAAATTATATTGGTATCACGATTTAAAACTGGGGTAGGATTATTTGAACCAAACCATGTTGTTCTAAGGGTACCTAAATCTTCATCCGCATTTCTAAGTCTATATTGTTGGAAAACACTTCTATTACCTAATGTACCAAAAGAATCTAATGGGTTATAATACCAATATACATTTGGTTTTCCTATTGGTGTTAGATAATTATATTGGTTTTTATCTTTATTATTAAAAGAAACTCCAGGGATTGAATTTCTGTCTTTGAATGTAAATGTTCTAGTTTCATTTTGTAATCTAATCTCAGTGAACCCAATACCTAAGGTAGATCCAGGACCACTAAGATATCTAAGAAGAACATTACGATTAAGAACATTTGTTATACCATATTTATCTGGTCCTATAATTCTTTTATTAATCTTATTTTTTGTTAATAATTCTAGACGATTTCTTCCAAAATTGTCTCTAGTATTATTAAAATATCCTTCATTTCCACCTTTATAATAACTTCTTTCAAATGGATTTAAACCTGATTTATTTAAGTGATATCCATAAGCATTCACTCCAACTTGTGCTATAGTGTTTAAAGGACTATATAAACGTGTTGTTCCATCAACTTTAACATTTTGTCTTTCTAATAAATTTTGTTTTAATAAAAAGAAAAGACCAGCTGGTGTGAAAAAGAATCTTGTTATTCTTTGAGTATCAATAAAAGAATGACCTAAGTTAAATCTATTTTTTCTCCATAAAAAATCAGGATAACTTGATCTAAGTGTAGGATCAAATGTTTCTGTGATATAATCAGAAGTTGCGTTTATACCACCTATAACACCGTTAAGTGCATTAATAGCTCCCCTAACAACAGCATTTCCTACAACGTTAGTAAGATTAGCTGCTCCTTCTATTACATTTTCAACTCCTTCTACAATATAATTATTTGCGGAATTAATAAGACCTATTTCAAGGTTAACTCCTCTTTGAAAACTTGGACTATAAAAACTATTTTGAGAATAAGGAATAGGATTTATAGGTTTATAAACAAAATTATCTACTGACAGATTTACATAAGGATTGTTTCCTGTCCTTAATGGTATGGTACCAATATTTAAGTTTGGAAAACCAAAGTATAAAAAAGGTTGACCACTATTAGCCCATCCTGGCCTATCATGGCCAAAAGACAAAGATTTAAGATCTGTATTAGATGTTATTAATGGCATTAACCTGGTTGGTTGTTAATATATGGTAGGGCTTGTGATGGATTAGCTGTGGATATAGATGGAGTATTTCCATTTAAATCAAGTAATGACGGAGTTGGTAAATTGTTTTGAGTACCATCTAAATACTGTTGATAAGCACTGTTAACATTAGCTACATTCGCTCCATTTAATGAATAAATCTGAAGTTGAGATTGTGGTGTAGATAATGGATTTGGGGTTGGAGTAACTCCATCATATGGTGTTAAACTTGAACCTTGTGTTGTGAGTTTATTTAATAGTCCCATGATTGTATGTTTTAAAGGTTTATTATAAATATTAACCTTTATTGAGTTTTAACTTCAGTTTGGAGGTTAGTTTGGTTAATAGCTGATGCTATTTCTTTTTTATCTAACATAACATGAGTATGTATTGTAATAGTTTGAGGAGCAGCTGGTGATGGTGAGCTTACAGCTCCTTTATTAGCTGGGGAGATGACAGCATCTTGGGTTTGTTGAGGTCCGTTTGTTGTTAAATAAGCATAATCGCCTGGTATACCTTGTGCTATAGGTGTTAGTACTCCTCCTTCAGGTTTTGATATAACTAGACCACCATTAGGATTAATGATACCATCTTTTGTTTGTTTAGCCGCGTTTACACTACTAGTTAAAGCACCTATACCTGCTGCTATACCACCTATAATTGCTACTGCTCCTAATCCTATAGTAGTAGCCATAGCTCCAGATATTTTAGCAGCTGCTATACCTGTTTCTATACCTAACATTGTAGCTAATCTAGCTATAATTGGGACTAAAGCCCTACCTAAATCAGCTAAACTAGTGACAATTTTAGCTGCTAATATAACTCCTATAGCGGCAAAGATACTTTTTAATACCCAAGCATTAGATAATAATTCAGCAAATGCAGATAATGGACCAGCTAAAGCTTCACTCATTTTAGCTATAGCATTATTAATTTGTTCTTGAATCTCTAAACGTTTCATGTCTGATAATTCTAGACCCGCCATTTTAGCTGCTTGTTCCTCAGATAACCCCTTAAGTGTTTGTTGGTCAAATATCATTTTGGCCATTTCTTCTCTACTTAATCCTAAAGATTTACCTATAGCTTCTTGTTCAACACGATAACCATTAGCAAAAGCATTTATTATTTCTTGGTTATTACCTATTTCTTTAGTTAAATTATCCATATCATTAGCTAAAGCATATGATCTGGCTTGTTCTAGATTAATTTGCTTACCAGTTAGTAATTCAGCTTCTAACTCAGCTGCTATACTATCTTCAAAATTAAGTAATGATTCAGCTATTTTATCTACTTGTTCTAGGCTTAATCCTAATTTTCTAGCTTCCATTACTGATTTAGCTATAGCTACGGTGTTGCCTTTAAATGATAATGCTATAGTATTAGATACATTGGCTACATCTTTAAATACAGATTTAGCACTTATACCTGTTTTATTTAATTTAACAAAATTATTATATGAAGCTATAATTTTTTCATTATTAGCCTTTAACTCAGTTCCTGTTACTTTAGATAACCTAGCTAATTTACCTGCTTCTTCACTACTCAACCCCATCATCTTAGTCATCTCAGTAGCTTCAGTAATAGTCTCAGGAGTAAATATAACATCAGCGGCAGCACCAAATTGTTTAGTTAATTCAGTCATTTGGCCTATTTGTTGAGCCATAGTAGTAGCGCTAGTGTTTGCTCGATCCATTAAATCTGCACTTCTTCCAGTTTCACGTGTAAACTCAGTTTGAGCTTTATCTAACGCTAAAAAACCTTTAAGGATCATCCCTAAAATAACCATTGGGTCAAACAAATTATCCATTAATTGTTTACCCATTTCTTTCATTCCCGCCCCTAATACTCTAAACTTAGTACCTAAAGTAGCTGCTTTATCACCATTATCAGTTAGCTTTTTAGCGGTTTCATCCATTTTCTTATTAACTTCATCTAAACCTAATGATCTAGCAAAGTCTCCTAAGCCTAAAGAACTTAATGTTTTTTCTAATCCTTTAGCTGCGTTACCACCTAAACCTAATGCCTTTTCAATATTTTTGACTTGTTCTTCAGTTCTATCTAAAGTTTTTTCAAGACCACGATATAATTCATCTTGTTCTTGTAATAAACCATTTATATTTGATTGAGCATCTCTTGTTTCTTTTAAATCATTAAATATTTTACGAAGTGTTTTTCTTTCATTTTCACTGATGGTACCGGCTCTAAGTTTTTGGGCTAGGATTGCTCTTTCTTGTATTAAATCTTTTTCTCTACTGGCTAGTAAATCTCGAGCATTTTCTAATCTTAATTTTTCTTCTTGAGCTTTTTGTCTTAATTTTTTAATTTCATCAGAAGAAAGACTACTAATACCACGTTGGTGGTTTTGAATTTTTTGAGCTATAGAAGCTAAATTATTATATCCTTTAACACTTTCAAGTAAACCAACATTTTGTTTTTTAATTTCTGAAACAATGTTTTTAAAACCTTGGAATGCATATCCTATATCTCCTGTTAAATCTTGCCAGTCTTTTTTTAAAGAATTTACTAATCTCTCAGCTTGTACTAAATCACCAGTAAAATTTCTTAGACTAGCCTCATCAGCAGCTGATCCTAGTTTTTTAGCTAATTCAATGCCTTCTTGAATAAGGGCATTTATCTTTTTTTGTTCTTCAGAAGTTATAGCCATATTGATATATATGTGATAAATATGGAAAAAGCCAAGTTTTAATACTTGGCTATTCTTTTATTGTTATTTATTTTTCCTTTAAAATGAGATGGTAAATCTACTTTTCCTTCTTTAATTTTTTGAGATTGAGTAGCTAAATCTTCATTTTGTTGTTTGTTTTGTTTTTCGTAGTATTCTCTTAATTTATTATAAGTAAATTTACGTAACCAAATAGGCATATTATAGACTGTCTCCCAATCATAACCACCTTGACCATGAAAAACAATTTCATGAATTTGGGAAAATAAATTAGCTCTAACTTGAGGTGTTACATCAGATGTCAGGCCAAAAAAAGTTAATCCCAATTGGGATAGCGACCTCCTCACCGCTATTAGCTGTAAATGTTAAATTCACATCTGGTTGGATTTTTCTAATGTATTCTCTTAATGCTCTAGAGTCACGAGCTAATAAATAATTATCTACAAATTCTCTAATGTTTTTTATATCTCTATCACCATTAACAGAAGTTATCATATATTTTAAACGAGTTGATAATTCTGGGGAGGCATCTTTATTGATTTTCTTTAATCCATTTACTTCACTATCAATTTTTTTCTCATCACCATGAGTTAATAATTTAAATGTGATTAAAACATTTGTTGATGGAAGTGTAAATGAAAATTCATTTTCTCTTGCTTTAAATAAAGATTTATCTATTTCTTTATTTTCTAGTTGCGATAAATCAATACTATATTCTTCTCCTCTATAGTCAAATTTATATTCTTTACCATATCCTAAAATACGAGCTGCTACCATAATAGCATTTTTATCACCAACAATTAAATTATTATAATCAATATCAGATACAATAAGTGATTGCATTAATTTATCAATTACTGTACCATTGCTGATGTAGTTTTGATTGGTTAAAATATCTTCTTCTCTAGCGGTCATATATTTCATTTCAATTTTACCACTTGATAAAGGAGATGACTCTGGGTAAACTAGACCTTGAGATGGTAGGTCAACAACTTCTGTTGGGATTTTTAATTTGTTTTCACTCATAGATTTTATTTATTATAACTTTATGTCTTATATAAATATATACAAAATATGTTTTCTTAAATTATCCTACAATTCTATTAATAAGACTTTCTAATATACCTGGTCTTCCAGTTGTGTTAGTACCTTGAGGATTAAATACTGTTGGATTAGTTCTAAAAAAACTCCAGTATTTGTTTTGTCCATTCCAAATTTGATTAAATTGTTGAGGAGCAGAATTAAATCCTGATGATAAAGTGTTATGAGTAACATCAGAAGCTGGATATGTTGTGATACTATCTGGGTTTGGTACTGCAAATGTTGTTGATGTTGCTGTTGTTAAATCAGAGTCTAATCCTGAGCCAGATATTGATGTTGTTTGTATTCCAGCAAATTCAGGGGAGTCTATTTGTTCTAAGTATGTGTTATTTGGAGTATATTCATTATTGTATTGCGATGGTGCTCCTCCATATTCTCCTAATTTCACATTTGGTGAGTTAGGTACATTTCCATAATTTGTTGGAGAGGTAATACTATTAGGTACTATAGTTGTTGGAGCAGTATTATTATTAGTATTATCTAATCCTGTTTGATTTAAAGTATTAACTTGAGGAGTATCATTTATATTAAAAATTGAGTTTAAATATGTGTTATCAAAATTATATGGGGACTCATACTGTGATGGGGCTCCCCCAAATTCACCTGAAGCTAATTGGGGGTAGTTATTAGGGTAAGATGTACTATTAGGTATGGTAGTAGTTAGAACACTATTAGTATCATTGTTATCTAATCCGGTTTGGTCTAATGTAGATATTTGTGGGCTATTAGGATCTTGAATAGATATTGAGTTTAAATAAGTATTATTAGGACTATATACAGTTTGGTATTGAGTTGAAGCGCCGTTAAATTCTCCACTAGCTAGCGCGGGATAATCAGTGATAGTGTTTGGAGGTAAAGTAGAAGTATCAAATAATGGTTGAGTATTATCTAAAGCAGTATTACCTAATGTGTTTATTAAAGTACTACCATTATTAGGTGTTCCAATAACTTCATCTTCATATGTGTTATCAGGAGAATTTTGTTGAACAAATCCAGATTGTGGATCATTAATTGGAGCATCTCCAGGAAAACTACCAGCACTTAATTGAGTAGCTCCTTGTTCTAATAATTGTTTTAAACCCATATTATTTTATTATAAATATTAAAAAAAGGAGAGCTCGCAAAATGCGAGCTCTTTTATTGTTAAGTAGTGAATATTAGAAATTCAATACGCAGTAATCCATAGCGACTGTCATTGTGATATTTACAGCGGTATCTGCTGTATCCCAGTTATAATCACCAAAATTAGCTTCTTTAATAAATGCGCCTTTAATAATCCATTCACTAACTACATCTCCTACAGGTCCTAAAACATCCAATACTAAATCTTTTTTATAGAAGTCAGAGTAACCATCTCTACCTGTTACAGATTCGTGATGTAAACGAACCCATTCCATTACAGCTTGAGCTCCAGATGGAGTGATTGGGTCAAATAATGTCATTTGAATATCACCCCAAGTGGTTTTACCTTTAACTTTTCTATAAACATTAATATGGTTTAACATTACTTCACCTTGTGATACAGTTACAGCATTCACTCCTTTTACTATATAACTAGGTACACCATCCATATATAGGATAAATCTATTAGCCTGTTTTGGTTCAAAGGCTGTGAAGAATATTTCGTTTGCGTCTAATATTGCCATGTCTTTTTATTTGTTATAAATATTCAATTTTTAAAAATTACGCTGGGAAAGTAGCTCCAGTTGGTGTGATAATGAAATCTAAGTAAATAAATTCAGCTGTTTTAGTTGGTTGAACATATATTTGACCTACTAATTGATTTTGGTCAATTACTGATGCTGTATTATTACTATCATCCATAATTACTCGGAAAGCATACAAACCTTGTTGTTGTTGAACTGATTCTAAGTATGGGTTAACTGTAGCTAAGAAGTTATTTCTTGTTGTAGCTGTGTTTTGTTCAAATACTAATGTATTAGCTACTTGAGAAATATAACTCTTAAGAGCGATTAACAAACGACGAACATTCACACGATCTAAAGCACTTGCTCTAGTTTGTAATGTTTTCTGACCATAAACTACTCTTTGCCCATTAAGTGTAGCGATTGGGTTTACTTTACCATTATATAAAGTATCTCTATTAGCTTGAGATAAATTTCTTTCAGCTCCAATTACTTGACTTAAACTACCACGATTTAAACCTGCTGGTGCGAACCATGGGTAAGAAACACTATCATTATAAGCATAAACACCTGGGATAACAGTTGATGCTGGAATCCATGTTAATTGGTTAGTGTTTGGCTCTAATACTTGAACCCAAGGCCAGTA